TGATGATGATGACGATGATGATGACGATATTGGTTCAATTATAATAACAGTTCCAGATATAGACACAGTAAATATGGATTCAAGTGATGAAGAAATAGAAACTGACAGTGTTAGTTAACATTTTTAAGAAATTCTCCGTCTATCAATGTGTAAATATAAACTATTAATATTACACTTATACAACCTAATGCCATATTTAATGCAATTTCTAAACCAAAATCTAAGTAACCAGCTATTAAATCACTTAAAGTGTGACCAATTAAAGCTCCATATAAAGCTCCGTTAACACCTGGACCGCTAAAATAATTATCAATATGAACTCCTGTAATCGCTGAAATAGCCACAATTAAATTGTCAATAAACCCAAAGGAAAATCCCTTCATGTATATATTATATATTACACATAATATTTACCATTTTGTTTTTTTTACATTGATAGTTGTTGCACTTTTCTTTTTAGATTTACTTGGGTCATATGCATCATCTTCGTCATCCGAACCAAGATTTTTAGATATATCCCAAAACTCTTTTGAACCTAATTTGAAATCTGGGTGTTTTTCTGCTTTATACCAAAAAATCTGATCGTTTAATTTATTTGATTTTGCATTATTATTAATTACTAAACACTCATAATTTTCTGTTGTTTGATCCATAACTGCACAAAAAGCTTCCAATGTTGGAAACATACTTGCATAATTTTCCCAAATTCTTTTTCTATTGGTCAAATAAGGTTCTCTCAATATAAATACATAATCAATATTTGTTCTTAAATTTGGAGGAATACCCAGAGGATACTGCATTGTTATTATTAACATTATTTTCCAATGTCTTCCATTCATAAATAATAATCTCATCATTTTATCTCTCGTCCATGATTGATCATATAAACAATCATCTAATATAACAAAGGCCCTTGGATCTATTGTAGACCTCTTATATGTTTCCATTTCTTTATTTATTTGTTTTAATACTGTTTTCTGTCTCCGCAATATATTTTCAATTAATATTGTATTATATTCTTCATGAATAAATAATTTCGGTATATGTTTTGAATAAAAGCCATTTCCCGCTTCTGTGCCAGATATTACTGTTCCTATAGGAATATCTTGATGATAATAAAGTAAATCTCTTACTAAAAAAGATTTTCCTGTATCACGTCTACCAATCATAACAATTACTGGTCCTTTATTTTCATCTGGCTTAAACGTGATTTCACGCATATTAAATTTTCTCATTTCTAAAGTCATTTTAATAAACTAATGTTATATTAATATATTTAACTTTAAACGTGCATAAAAACTATTAGTTTAAATATTTTAATAAAAATATAACATTCAGTTTATAGTGAAAATGCCTAAATTTAATTTATCTTATCATAAGGTACCTAACATCCATTTTAAGGATTTATCATTTAATGGTTTTCAGTTTTATAATCCACTTTATAATGAATTATTTAATTTAGATGAAAATTCTTTTAACAAAATCACACTAAATCAAAAATACCAATTTATTTCAGAAAATCAAATTTACGATACTTCAAACAAAGAAACTATCAATCAGGATTATTTTATAAAATATTCTCCTCTTGTAGATCCTACAAAATATATGGTTGGTAAATACACAACCTGTAACCTTAGTTTACCAACTATTCACGATACTTCATCAAATGTATATCATAAAATTATTCATTTTAATAATGTTTCTTACATTGATAACTTTTTCTATTATTTAAGCAGTCAGATATTAAATTATCACAATTTTCAAAATTCTATTGATTATTATGGTTCTTTTATGTGCATAAAGGACAAGTTTAAATATGATATTTCCGATGACTTGGAATACTTATATTCTTCTGAATTTTTCAATAATAATCTGAATGAATTGTTTACGATTACAGAAAACACTGAAGGTTTCTTTAGTTTTGGTTCAAGAGCCAATAAGAAAAAATTAAATATATCTTCATCTTCTATTCACAACATTAGTGCTTGCACATTAAAATCGTTTCATTCTATAGAAGAACAACCCTCTTCCGAATTTGACTTATCCAATTCATTAGTATATGTGAATCATAGCTCAAGAGAAAGTTTATTAATTTCAGAATCTGATTCAGAAACTGAAAGTAGTGAAGATAGTGAAATTAATTATTCTTCTGATGAAGAAGGTAATACGTCTAATGATGATGAAAGTGAAGATGAAGAAGAAGAAGAAGATGATGATGATGATGAAGACTCTGATTATAATGATGATAAATTTGCATATCTTAATAACTTTCCAGTGCAAGCAATTTGCATGGAAAAATGTAATGGAACTCTGGATAAATTGTTTGAAAATGAATTAATGAGCAGCCATGAGGGTATTTGTGCTTTATTTCAAGTCATTATGACATTAATTTGTTATCAAAAAATGTTCTATTTTACTCATAATGATTTGCATACAAACAATATTATGTACAAAGAAACAAAGGAACCTTTTTTATATTACAGGTATAATAAGCAATATTATAAAGTTCCCAGTTATGGTAAAATATATAAAATAATTGATTTCGGACGCAGCATCTTCAGATTCAATAACAAACTATTTTGCAGTGATAGCTTTGGACCTGACGGTGATGCGCATACACAATATAATTGTGAACCCTTTTTCAATACTACAAAAGCCAGAATTGACCCCAATTTTAGTTTTGATTTATGTAGATTAGGTTGTTCTTTATACGACTTTATAATAGACGAACATGAAAGACCTGAAGATTTTAATGATTTGCAAAAAATAGTTAATTTATGGTGCACAGATGATGATAACAAAAACATTTTATATAAAAAAAATGGCGAAGAAAGATACCCCAATTTTAAACTTTATAAAATGATTGCACGAACTGTTCACAATCATACTCCTGAAAAACAATTAAATATTTCTATTTTTAAACAATTTGAATGTAAACAGGTAATAAATAACAACTTGATGAATATTGATGTATTACCTTCCTATATTTAATCATAGTTTCTTGTCATTGTTAATTTGATTGGTTTTTCATCTATTTCTTCACAAATAATTTGCCCACTTGATTTAAAATCCGTTTCAATATCTTCAATGTTCTCTTTTATTATTTCACCATTTTTAAAACTATATACTATAGTTTTTACATCAAAATTTTTCATTTCTTTCAAACATTGACAACATGGAAATGAATTTGAATAGCCACCATTTGATTCACTAATTCTGGCTAAATAAAATGTCATTTTTCCCCTTATGTTACGTCTTTTACATTTTCTTAATACATCAATTTCAGCATGACATGTGCAAGCATGTTTAATTAATCCATCTTTGGAATAGGAACGATAATGATTATGTCCTCTTGCCATAATTTTTCCTGATACAACTGCCAAACAACCATGTCTATATAACACAGATGATTTATGCGCTTCATCGGCAGCAATACTCATATATCTATAATCTGAATTTGAACATTTCATTCCAATAAATAATTTAAACTCAATTATTTAAATTATTTCTCAATTTTATAAATCATATAACTAAATGAAAAATAAATAGCAAACATTGTTAACCTCTGTATTACTCTAAACATTCTGCTTATATTTTATAATTTTATTTTTATGCTTTCTTCATCTTCTTTTTATTTCTAATCTTTCTGGTCTTGTTTTTACGTTTTCCTCCTTCTGCTGGGGGTTTTAGGTCTTCGTTCTTTCTTGTAAAACTGCCTAAAAAACCCATTGCTTGTTCTTTGAGTTTATTTCTTTTTTCATTTAACATTGTAGTTGCTTGATTTGCCATTTCCGTTCCTTTTGTATTTAATAATTGTTTTGCTTCTCTTAATAATTGTTCTGCTTTTACTGCTTCTTCTTCTACTAATTGTTTTGTTTTATTATATTTGTCTGATGCTAATTTTCGTGCATCTATTGCTTCCTGAGTAAACGCAATTTTCCCATCTTCTATCAATTTATTAAGTTGTTTTTTTGCATCTTCCTTTCTTTCATTAGCTTTTTGCATAACAACATTGGATCTTTTAACTATATCTTCTTTTTTCTCAACAGCAATATTAGTTAATGTTTCTTGTAAATGGAGACCTTCTGCTTTCATTCTTTCTTTGAATAATTCAGCTCCCGTTCCTGCAATTCCATAAACTTCTACAAGTTGTTCTTTACCAGTATTCAACATGTGGTTAACCATCTCGTGATTTTCGGGATCTCCAATAATTCCTCTTATTGCTTCTATATTTTTATTTGCTTTTTTAATCTCTTTATTTACATCGTTTTTAACTTTCTGCATAAACTCTACCATCTCTTCCTTTGCCATGGTAGCAAAATCTTTTTTTGCCTCTGCTGCCATTGCAGCAGCAGCGTAAATCAAAGAATTTAAATGTTCTACACCTTGGTCAAGTGCTACAACTGCAACATCAACTGTATTTTCTATTATTGGTGAGTTTTCTGTCTCTGACATAATTAAATGTATATATAATAGAAATAAAATATCCTAAATGAGGAAGAGTTTATACTTATAAATCATATTCTTTTACAAAATCGGCTGGTGTAAATATTGGCAACTTCATTTCTTTGGCTTTATTTACTTTATTGGAAACATCGTCATAAGACTTTACAATTAATATATCCGTATTTTTACTTATATTGTTCTCTAATGTTGCACCAACTTTTTCAAGTTGCTCAATTATATATTTATCTCTTACCTTTGTCATTACTATTTTTTTACCATTCAAAATATGGTCTTTTTTGATTTCTACTACTATTTTGTTTTCCTTTTTTGTTAATTTATCTTCTAATTTTGCTTCTTGTAAAAATTCCAAGAACTTACTGATGTTTTCTACAAATGTTTTCGCACTTTCAGGACCAATGCTTGGAACCGTTCTTAACATGCCTATTTTCTCTTCATTGGTTTCAGAACTTTGTAATATATTTGGGTAACTCTCCATAATTGGTTTTATCTTCTTTAATCCTATTCCCACGCCAAATAAATTGGACGCTGCCATAATTTCTACCAATGTTGCTTTTTCAACTTTTTCTTGTATACCATTGTATATCTTATTTATCATTTTCTCTTTAAAACCCTCTACTTTTTCAAAATCCTCTTTTCTCATATGTAAAATTAACGGCACTGTTGTATAACCTGCTTTCATTATTCTTTTTACGTTTCCAGATGATAAGCCATCCACACCTAAATCAGAAAAGAAAGAAGTAATGTTTTTCTCTTTTACAACCAAAT